AAGAAAAAGATCCAAATACTGGAATTTCTATTATTAAAAATGTTGACGAATTTTATATCTATCAAGAAAAACCAGGAGCTCAAACTCAAGGTGTAAAACTTTCAAATGATTCTGTTTCTTATGTAACTTCAGGTCTATTAGATGAACATAGAAAAAGAGTTGTTTCTCATTTACATAAAGCATTAAAACCAATTAACCAACTACGTATGATGGAAGACTCTCTTGTCATTTATAGACTAGCTAGAGCACCTGAACGTAGAATTTTCTATATTGATGTTGGTAATTTGCCAAAAGGCAAGTCTGAAGAATATATGAAAAATATTATGGCCAAGTACCGTAATAAATTAGTTTATGATGCGTCCACTGGCGCAATCCGCGATGATCGTAAACATATGTCTATGTTAGAAGATTTCTGGCTTCCAAGACGTGAAGGTGGTAGAGGTACTGAAATTTCTACACTTCCAGGAGGTGAGAACCTAGGGCAGATTGATGATATTCTTTACTTCCAAAAACGCCTATATAGATCTTTAAATGTTCCAATTTCCAGACTAGAACAAGATCAAGCCGCAAACTTTTTAGGTAGATCAACAGAAATTAATCGTGATGAGCTTAAATTCCAAAAGTTTATTGACCGTTTAAGAGCTCGTTTTAATCATTTCTTTTATAATATTCTTAAGAAACAACTTATTCTTAAAGGTATTATCACAGAAGATGATTGGAAAGAATGGGCAAATGATATTGCAGTTGATTATATAAAAGATAATCACTTTACAGAATTAAGAGATGCTGAACTTCTTCAAGGTAAGTTACAATTACTTGATCAAGTACAACAATATGTTGGCGAATATTATTCGAAAGAATGGATCATGAAAAACGTGTTGCAATTTGATGATGATGATATTAAGCAAATGAAAGATCAAATAGCAGATGAACAAAAAAGCGGTGAAATTCCATCGCCTGAACAAATGCAATAGGAGAAACAGTGATGAGTGATATTGAAACAATGATTGATTTGGCAGCAAAACAAGATTTTGCATCTGCTAATAATGTATTTAACGAGTTAATTCAACAAAGAATGGTTGATGCATTAGATCAAGAAAAAGTTGCTTTGGCATCAGATATTTTTAATAATGAACCAGAAGATGAAGAACAACTAGAATTAGATCTGGAAGATAAAGATGAAGATACAGATGATATTGAAGATGATGAAGAGCTTACAGAATATGAATTTGGTACCGATGAGGATTTTGAAGAGATTCAAGATATGAATCAAGAAGGTAAGATTCAAGCTGAGATGATACGTTTAGGATATAAAGAATAAATTTATTTTACAAATTTGAAATGTTATAAATAAATTCAAATGAAAGAATATAAATGAAAACTTTTAGTCAAATACGTGAAAATTCTAAGAAAATGAAAATCGGTCGGATACCGGTTGAGATTAAAAAGAATAAAAATATGTATGATGTTTTCATTGATGGCGATAAGCTAGACAAATATAAGTCTGAAGCTGAAGCTATGAAAATGGCGAAAGAATTCGTCAAACAATATAAAGGTTAAAAACATGAAGCTGATTGCAGAATATACAGATCAAAGCATAGAGTGTATTGTCGAAGCCAAAGAAGGCGGCGGTAAAAATCATTTTATTGAAGGCATCTTTATGCAATCAGAAGCAAAGAATAGAAATGGACGTATTTATCCAAAGCAGATCATGGAATCAGCCGTTGATAAATATGTCACTGAACAGGTTTCCAAGAACAGAGCGGTTGGTGAATTAAATCACCCAGACGGACCGACTGTTAACTTGGATAAAGTATCCCATAAAATCACAGCTCTTGAATGGAAGGGCAATGATGTTATTGGGAAGGCACAAGTATTGGATACTCCAATGGGTAATATCGTAAAAGGTTTGCTTGAAGGTGGTGTTCAATTAGGTGTCTCAACTCGTGGTATGGGTAGCCTTGAGGAACGTAACGGAACAATGTACGTCAAAGATGACTTTATTCTTAATACAGTTGATATTGTACAAGATCCATCTGCACCAACAGCTTTTGTTAATGGTATTATGGAAGGTGTTGAGTGGATCTGGAATAATGGCATTATTGAACCTCAAGTAATTGAAAAAATGGAGACTGAAATTAAAGGCGCTCCACGTTCTGATCTCTATGAGACTCAGACTCGTGAGTTCAAGAATTTCCTCTCGTTATTGAAAAGATCATAATTAGGAGTGTCAAACATGACTGATCAAATCGAAGATCTGGATGTAGAGCTCGACGAGGAAATCGAAGAAGCTCATGATCCAAAAAATGCAGAGCAACAATCAGTAGCATCTGTATCAGCTGCCGAAGATAAAGGACCAAAGGCGCCTAAGCGTCGTGGTGATAAAGACGGTGGCGACAAAAAACCAATCCCTGCGGCAACAAAAGCAGTTGCAGCTAAAGCAGAGTCCGTTGAATTTGATGGAGACTTTAGTGAAGACTTAAATGCTTTGGTTGAATCTGAGGCAACACTCAGCGATGAGTTCAAAGCCAAAACAGCTGTAATCTTTGAAGCTGCAGTAAAATCAAAACTTTCTGAGGAAATTAATCGTTTGGAAGAAGAGTATAAAACTCAACTAGACGAAGAAGTTGCTTCTATTAAAGAAGACCTCGTAGAGAAAGTTGATGGCTACCTCAACTATGTTGTTGAGAATTGGATGGAAGACAATAAACTAGCGATTCAATCTGGACTACGTTCAGAAATCGCAGAAGACTTTATGAGTAAGTTGAAAGACCTATTCACAGAGTCTTATATTGAAGTTCCTGAATCCAAAGTCGACCTAATTGACGAACTAGCAACTGCTCATGAAGAACTAGAAGAAGAATATAATGAAGTAGTAGCAACAGTAATGGGCTTGAATGAAGAGCTAGAAGGTTATAAGCGCGAGGCGATTATCCGCGAAGCGTCTAAAGATCTAGCAGAAACTCAAGTTGCAAAACTTAAGTCATTGGTAGAAAGTATTGATTTTGAAGATGAAGAAGCTTTTACATCGAAAGTTGCAACCATTAAAGAATCATATTTCAAAAAGCAAACAACTGAGTCAGTTATTGTAGATGAAGCAGATGAAGATGGTGAATCCATCCAAGAAGAAGTTTCAGATACTATGGCACAGTATATCGCGGCTATCCGCAAAGCAAAACATTAATTAGGAGATCCAATTATGGAAACTTACGACCGTCTCGTCGAAAAGTGGTCTCCAGTACTGAACGAATCTGCAGCTGGCGACATTAAAGATGCTCACCGTAAAGCTGTTACTGCAGTTGTACTAGAGAACACAGAAAAAGCTCTTCGTGAAGAGCGCTCACAAATGAACTTCTTGTCAGAAGCACCAGCAACATCTGTTGGTAACTCTTCTGTACAAAACTGGGATCCAGTTCTGATTTCCCTTGTACGTCGTTCAATGCCAAACATGATGGCATACGATGTATGTGGTGTTCAGCCAATGACTGGCCCAACAGGCTTGATCTTCGCAATGAAGTCACGCTATGGCACAGGTACAACTGGTGCAACTGAAGCGTTGTTCAACGAAGCAGACACTACACAAGCTGGTGATTCTGCAGGTTCACAAAGTGCTGATCCATCAGGTCTATCTGGCTTGACAGACTCAAACGGTGACTCTTCGATCGACAACGATCGCGGTTCAAACCCAACATTCGCAACTGGTATGACAACTGCTAATGCAGAACTTTCAGGCGCGTTCCGTAACATGGGTTTCACCATTGAGAAACAAACTGTGACTGCAAAATCACGTGCGTTGAAAGCAGAATACAGCCTAGAACTAGCACAAGACTTGAAAGCGATCCACGGTTTGGACGCAGAGACAGAATTGTCAAACATTCTGTCAACAGAGATCTTGGCTGAAATCAACCGTGAAGTAATTCGTACAATTAACTCACAAGCGAAAACTGGTGCTGGTACAGCTAACACAGCAATCAACGGTATCTTCGATCTATCAACAGATGCTGATGGCCGCTGGTCAGTTGAAAAATTCAAAGGTCTATTGGTTCAACTAGACCGTGAAGCAAACCAAATTGCAAAAGATACACGTCGTGGTAAAGGTAACTTTGTTATCTGTTCTTCTGATGTTGCTTCTGCATTGGCAGCTTCTGGTGCTCTAGACTACGCACCTGCGCTTTCAACTAACTTGAACGTTGATGACACAGGCAACACATTTGCTGGTGTTCTTAATGGCCGCATCAAAGTATACATCGACCCATATGCAACAGCAGATTATATCACTGTTGGATATAAAGGTTCTAACCCATACGATGCTGGTGTCTTCTACTGCCCATACGTACCACTAACAATGGTTCGTGCAGTTGGTGAGAACGACTTCCAACCAAAAATCGGATTCAAAACTCGTTACGGCATGGCTGCAAACCCATTCGTACCTGGTGCGATTTCGAACAATGGTCTTGGAAATGCTCGCGCAAACCAATACTACCGCATCTTCCGTGTGGACAACATCCTACAATAAGAGATATAAAAAAGGAGGGGAATCAACCCCTCCAATCTATCTTCTTGTTACAACTAGGGGCTTTTCAAGCCCCTTTTTTTATAAATTTGATGGGCGCTTTGGTTTTGACAGTGCTTCTTTATTAACGCCTTTAGACGTTTCAATCATTAGTTCTGGCACGTGAGGACGATATCCATATTCATGCGCTGGTTGACAAATCATGCCATCATCAGTGCATAAACTAAGCCATCCTGTAATAATATATTTTATGGTTGTTTCAGATACTACAC